TAGAGTATTAAAAGATAGAGAACCTTTAACATCAAGGCAGATTTATCATGCTATTATTGATTTACCAGCAGTAGATGATAGAAGCCTAAAGAAAAGAAGAACAGTCCCAGAATATAATGTATTAGTAGGGATGCTATCTAATCCTAAATATGGATGCGTAAGAGCAAACGGTAAATATGTTTATCCTGCTCTTTGGAAATTAAAGGAGGAATAAAAATGCTATGGACAGAAAAATATAGACCAAAAAATTTGAATGAAGTAATTGGACAAGAACACTTTGTATCTGATGCAAGAGGTTGGGTTGAAGAAAATAATATGCCTAATATTCTATTATACGGAAATCCTGGAAATGGTAAAACAGGAGCAGGATTAGTGATTGGAAGAGAAATCTTAGGTGAATCATTTCAAGATAATTTCATTGAAGTAAATGCGTCAGATGATAGGCGATTAGAAAATGTGCGAACTACAATTAAAAATATCGCACAAAGCGGCACAATCGGTGATGCACCATTTAGAATCGTATTATTAGACGAAATGGATGGTATGACTACCGATGCCCAAAATGCACTAAAGCGTATCATGGAAAGATATGCAAGCAATATTCGTTTTATTATTACCTGTAATGATAGAAATAAAATTATCTTCGCATTACAAAGTCGGTGTGCAAATTATCATTTTAAACCGCTTTCTAATGAGGCTGTCCTTGAAGTATTAACTTCAATCCTCAAGGCTGAAGAAATAACCCGATTCTCCCAAGATGAATTGGACTCCTTTATATATGCGATGAATGGTGATATGCGGAGGGCGATTACGGAACTACAAGCGGCAAAGGCAAGCAATTCCACCCTCAAATCGCAAATTGATGCAGGATTAAACGAATACAAAAAATTGTTAATGAAAATTGTAAATAAAAATACTTTAGCATTAAGCAGTATGCACGACTTCTTACACAACGGATTCACTATCCGTGAAGTCTGTATTGGCTTACATGATGCAGTAATTGATTCTGAATTAGAGAGTAATTTGAAATTCAAAATCCTTAGAACTATTGGAGAAAGCGAATGGCGTTCAACCACTATGACTCCAAAAGTGTTAGCCTCTTGGTTAATTAGCCAACTATCATAGAATTGAACAAAAATAAAAACAAAAATGGAAGTGAAAAAACATGGAAGAAAACATGAAAGCAGAAATTGAAAAGAGCGCACAATACATTGGTATGAGCGTTGAAGAAGCGACGAACAAGTTTGAAGAGATTTGTTCCGAAAACAACATTGAAACCACTAACCCCATTTCAAGGGGTCTTTGGCGCAACTATGTTGCGAATGTGCGAAGAACGCAAGATAGCGGAGATTCATCCAAAGGTAATGATTCTTACTACAAAGCAGCATTTGGTTTCTTTGTTTCCCTTGATGCCCCTAGAGACATGATGGCTTGGAATCGCATGAAGGCAAAAGAAGAGTTTATGCGTGATGCTGATAATGCCCTTGAACAAGGTATTGTTGCTATTGCATCACAAAATGCACTTGGAAAGTGGGTTGTTTCCCGCTATCACAACGGAGAATACGGTGAAAAAACTGTTTCAACGCTTCCTTCTGGTGCAGAAGAAGCAGAAGATGGTCGTTTCTTTATTCCTTTGGATAATACCGCAACCTACATGAATGGTGGTAAAAACAACAATTACGGTAAGCCTCTTCCCGCAGAACAAATGCGAAGAAGCGGTGTTTTCTTCGGCTCTATCGGTCAAGGAGAAATGAAGCCTTACTACTTCTCTTACAAAAATGATGCAGGGGTTCAATTTGCACCAAACACTTTTGAATGGGTGCATTTCCTTTGTATCGCTAACGACAACGGGACTGATATTTATGGGGCTAAAGATTTGACTTTGAACAGTCTTTCTCTTAACTCAGAAATGAATCCCGAAAACGAACTTTACCGTGATATGTCGTCTTTTGACTTTGAGGATTGTTTGCGTGAGAACTTCTCTTCTCATCTTGTTCCTCTTGTTGATATGGACAAAGCGCACATTGAGCGTCAAGCCCTTCCTTCTAAAGAGCGTTATGTGATTACTGACGGAACTGTTTGTAATATGAACATGACTCCTACAAAGAACGGAAACAGAATCATTAACCTAACTGACTTAAATGCAGAAATGGACTATGATTCTGAATCAACGGGTATTACTACCTGTTGGATTCCTGAACATTTGACTCTTGATTTCGGTATTGGTTCTTCCGTTATCGTTATTGGGCGAACTAGTCAAAGAACGACTGATGAAGGAGTTGAGCCAGTTACTATCAATGTTGCTGGTCTTTACTGCGTTATTCGTCATGGTTCGGCAGTTGAGGTTTCAGTTCCAGTTGAAGAGGATTTTGACTGGTTTTGATTAAAACCACCTTTTGTGTAGTCGTTGGCGTTAATGACGGCCATAGAGGTGCGAAGCCTCTAGTTTTTTAAAAAGGTGAAAATATGCAAAAGATTACAATTAATGATTATAAATCAGCATTTATCTCTAATGGCTTTGTAGTTAAGGCTGGAAGTTGGATTATAAATTTAAGAGATGTTGAATTTATGACTTACAGATTAAACGACAAAGATGAAACTTCATATTTAGTGGCGTTTCATATTGGTGATAAAGAAACAAAAATCATGGTAAATGATATTCAAGCGGTTAAGGAACTTTTCAAAAGTTGGACAAACGCTAAAGGAACTGAATTAGAATTTGAATACGAAGATATTAAAGGAGGAATGAGAGAATGGGATTAACCAGTAATAATAAAACAAACGCAGTTGATGAAGGAATGACTAACAATGCAAGAGTTGTTGCCTTCAAAGAAAAGTTGAAGAAACAAACAGAAGGACGAATGGCTAGAAACAATCGTCTTATTTGTGGTATTTGGGGAGAGCCTAAGACTGTTAAAAGCGGTTTGGCTTTAGATTTTCCCGATAAACAGATTTATGTTCTTGACTGGGATGATGGTTGCGAACCTACTTGGAGACAAAACCATGAAATGACTGATAGAATTACTCTTTGGAATCCCGAAGTGCGAAACAAAAATGGAGAATTGGATATTCAAAAGTCCGAAGCAAACTCAGAAGATTTTGTTTTGTTTGTGAAGTCAAAGATTGAAGAAGGCGAAGATGTTCTGTTTGTATTTGATGGAATTGATAAGTGGCTTGATTGTTGCACTTTAAATGTAACTGGTTCTTCAAAGATTGGAAAGCCTCAAAAGATGAAGTTTGAGTGGGGAAAGCGAAACGCACCATTCTATTCTCTTCTTATGATGTGCAAGAATCTTGATTGCGACCAAATTTACATTACTCATGCTAAAGCAGATTATGGAGCAACAGGAGAAGTTATTGGTTCTAAACCAAACTGGCATAATTGGGGTGATTATCTGTATCAAATTATTTCAACAAGAAGAACACGCAAAAAGAATGATGTTGTGTATAAGGCTGAATTACTCAGCAGTAAAACCAACACCGAATTAGTGGGCAAAACTTGGGAAACTCTAACCGTTGGTGGTGGAAATGTTTCTTGGGAAGGAATGCCTGAATTGCGTGAGGGATTGATTTGAAATTTACAATTGATAGCGATACCCTAAAGAAAGCATTAGAAAGCGTTCAAGTAAAAGGCAAAGGAACAACAAATAGTGGGTTTGGCTCAACCAATTTCGGCACTTATGCTTATTTGGTAGCCGATACTGCTTCTCTTGAAGTCTGGAATGGAAATGCTACTTTTTGTGTTAAAATTAGTATTGATGCCGAGGTTGAAGAACAAGGCAGGGTTTGTTTAAATAGTGAAACTGTTATTCCCTATCTAAAAAACTTTAGTGGTGAGAATGTTATTTTTTCTGTGAATGATTTTATTCTTATCAGTTGCGGAACTAAGAAAGCCTCAATTCCTTTAGTAGTAAATCATCCAAATGCTGATGCTATTTCAAGAATGCAAAACATGATGAATCCTATTTCATATGAAATTCAGCCGCAGACATTTTTTAATTTTGGTAAATCCAAGTTTGAAGGTGCATTTACTCTTACACAAAGACAATTACAGGATGCAATTAAAGCCTGTGAATTAGTCAAAAGTGGAGTGTATAAGTTTGATTTTAATAATGGGGTGTTGAATGTCTCAACACGCCAAAATGTTACAAACAAATACGAAGAAACAATAACTCCTGCTTTTCCTACGGGAGAACCTGCTACGGTGGAGTTTAGTTCTCCAATTTATGCTTTCTTTGAGAAAGACCAGATGTTGAATTTTTATCTAAAAGATGACTTTCCTCTTTTAGTAGTAGCGAATGATAGAATACTGTTAAAAGCACCACATATTTCAGGGTGAATAATAATGATAATTAGTAAAATGAATGATGGAATGAGAATATACAAATCTTGGAGAGAAAACGGAGAGAAAAAACATGAAATTGTTCCCTTTAGACCTTACTTCTATGTTTTACAAGATGAACCTGAGCGACCTCACTATAAACCTACTAAATATCTTACTAGGGATTTTGAGTATCAGCGTGGCGATTGGGTTAATCTTGCGGGACAGCCTTTGAAAAAAGTATTTGTTGAGTCAGCACAAGATATTAGGAATGCTAAAAATAAGTTTAGGGAAACCTATGAAGCAGATGTTCCTTTTCACTTTCGGTATTGTGTTGATGAGTTAGATGAAATGCCCGAATATAAACTGCGTAAGTGGTATTGGGATATGGAATGGGCGCAAGGTGGAGAATATCACGACCAATTGACTACAATTGTTGTGTATGATAATTACGACGAAGAATATATTCAATGGGTGTGGTGGCCTAAAGATGATACTAAAAAAGATTTGGCTGATGTTATTTTAGAAGGAGATATTTGCCCACCTTCTAACTGTTCTGTGCGTTTTTTCTCATCAGAAAAAGAAATGATTGAGGATTTTATGAACACCATGATTGTAAAAGACCCTGATATGTTAATTGCTTGGTTCGGTCATTTTGCTGATTTACCAAAGTTATTTGAACGGGCTTCTGCGGTGGGTCTTGACCCACGCATTATTTCACCAACGGCAACAGTCAAGGGATTTAATTCCATGAAAGAAGGTTTTTCTACGAAATATTCGGAGAAAGGTTTTTCACCAATTGAACAACCCATTGGTGGGCGAATTACCCTGTCTTTGGACTTAGCATTTGAAAGACAATGGAATGATTCTCAAAGAGGAACATTACCTTCTCTTTCTCTTGATTATATCGGTGAAACTGTTCTTGATAAGAAGAAGTTAGTGTCGGAAAAGTTTCCTGACCCTAACGATTTTTACCGAAGAGCATGGCTTGAAGATACGGAAACTTATCTTAAATATGCTTTAAGAGATGTTGAATTGATGGTTGAAATTGATGAGAAGAACTTTTGTAGTGAAGCAATTGTTTCTCTTCAACGATTACTGAAAGCACCATTTGATGCTTGTTTCTATGCTTCTCATATGGGTTCTATTTACTTCATGCGAAATGCTGATTGGAAAGCACCAACAGGTAGTAAAGTAGATAAAAGACAAGAATATGAAGGTGCTATGATTTACGACCCACTAAGCGAAGGAACAAATGGTTTGCACCTTAATGTAGCGGCTTTTGATTTTGCTGGTCTATATCCTTCAATGATGATTGCACGAAACATTTCTTGGGAGACAAAATCTGTTGAGCCAACTGAGTTTGGAGTTAATATTCTAACTCCAAGAGATTTCAGCGATGTTAAACATGAACAAATGCTATATTACAAAACAGACAAACTCGGCTTGTTGCCGAGAGCCGTTCTTGAGTTGAAGGAACTCCGCAACGAATATAAACGACTGATGCGAGAGGCGAGAGAAACGGACAATGGCGAATATGCGAAGTGGTATAACAATCAAATGGCTGTTAAGAGATTAATGGCTTCTTTCTATGGTATTGTTGCCTTTCAAGGATTTGGTTGGGCTGATGTTGATTTAGCCGCAAGTATCACGGCCAGCGCAAGAGAAGCAATTAGATTAGCCGCATTTGCAGCAAAGGAGATGGAGTAATGGGAAAAAGGTCATTACCAATTAGAAAAACTATTTATACTTATTGGGAAAATAGCCCACTTAAAATAGTCTTAAATAAACAAGCATTTGATAAAAATAATAATAAATGTATGGCTTGTGGTGTGGAGGCAAATATAGACCGAGCGCACATTGTTTCTAAATTTTATGGAGGTTCAAATGAGCCATCAAATATTCATTGTTTATGTCAAATTTGTCATAAGTTAAGTGAAAATTTACAAGGACATGATTATTGGTTATGGATTGCCCTAAAATCAAAATTATTTTCATACGGCACAGACATGACCTATGAATTAGACCATACTTCATCAAAGGATAAGAGTCTTAGACCATATTATATGGAATTTGAATATCCTGAAAAATTAAGGAAATACTCTAAAGAATATACTCAACTTTCTTTACTTGAGGGATGGGGAGGAAGAAGCACTATTTGTTATTTGTATTTAGCAGGTCTTATGCCGAATTCATATTTAGATATTAATTATCCTTTATTATCGGACATAGAAGAAATTCTAGAATATAATTCAGAGATACATTTTTATATACCTGAAATAAAAAGGAGATGGAATTATGAAGGAATGTAAAAGATGTAAAAGTAGAAAGGCCGTTCACCCAATACACGGATATTGCTGGAATTGTTATAGACAATGGAGATGGAAAAATGAAAACTAAATATGTAACGATTAAAGTATCATATGATACGGAAGAAACTTGGGATATTACTTTACAAGAAGTAAAGGAGTTATTTCAAATGATGAATAACTTAAAGCGTCATGCTATCATTATAGAAATTGAACAAGGTGTTAATCGTGATGATGGACAGGACGAATGAATTATTGGAAGAGTTGCTAGCCATGATAAATAGAAGCAACAAGATTTTGATGATGGTTAATATAGTAAATATTGCGACTATCATTACACTACTGGTGGTGGTATTATGAGAGATGAAGAATTTTATTTTGAAGCATTAAAAGAAATTAAGAAAATGAAAGAACATTTAGAAAACGAATTAGAGGATATGGAAATCAAACTTCGTTCTCTTCAATTGGTTAAGAGGCAGATTATGGAACTCCAAGATGAAGTTGCTAAAATGCAACAACAACCTGTTGGTATGCTTTTTACTCTAAGGTGATTATATGAAAGTAGTATATGGACACACAGATTCAATTTATGTGCAAATTGATTCTGTTGAAACTGCTGAATCTGCAATTAAGCAGATTGAGGCAAAAGTGCGAGAGCATTTTCCTAATGTAATGGAACTGGAAAATCATCCTGTTGTTCTTGAATTTGAGAAATACTATTCTGCTTTGGGTGTTGGAACAACAAAGAACCGCAACGCTGGATTAGTTTCTTGGGAAGATGGAGTATGGTTAGATAAGCCAAAGTTTAGTATGACTGGTTTTACTGCAAAGCGTGTTAGTGAAACTAAATTAGCAAAAGAAGTGCAAACTAATACTCTTAAAATGTGGGTTGAACAAAAATCTTATGCAGAAATTACTAAGTATTTACATGAAACCTTTAGCGCAGTAAATAACGGTGAAATTCCTCTTGCTTCTATTATCAAGAGAAGCCGTCTTAGGAAAAACAGATTTACTGTTCAATGCCCCAATTGTGAAACTAGATACAATTTAAGAGACTGTTCTACTTTACCGCACAAAGTTTGCGAAAAGTGCTCTACGCCAACAAAACAATTTACTACTCTTGAAGGAAAGAAACCTACTATTGGTTCAGGAATTGCTGGTGTTTTATACGCATGGGAAAAGAAAAACACTAATTTTGATGACTCTTATCTCTTCTTAAAAGTAAAGAGGGTAAATGATTTCTATACCCATCCTTTAACTCAAGAAAAGCGAGAAGTTGAATACTTATCAGGCATAACCTACGAGGATTTTGAAGGTTGTAGTCCCGATTGGGACTTCTATGCTCAACAGGTGGTTAAGAAGGCCGACCCCGTTTTCAAGGCTATGGGGTGGGATATAGCGTCCATACGGACGGGAAAAATACAAGCAAGCCTTGACGAATGGTGGTGAACAGATGAACACAGATGAAAAATATGAAGCACGAATTAATTCAATGAGAGAATATACTTACGATTGGTCGCCCGAAAATTATGACGACCCTTCAAAACCAATTTTGAAGATTAGCAAATCTTCTCTTGTTGGTGCTTTTTCTTGGTGTCCTAAGAAATATGATTTCTCATATATTCAGCGTTTGCCTCAAGACCAAACCGAGGCTATGCGGAAAGGAACTATTCTTCACAATAGCCGAGAAGCATTCTTTGATGAGTTTGATATTAAGAAAGCAGAACAGATGAACAATTCTGAAGTGCTGGAATATTGCACTTCTCTTATGCCCGTTGATGATTATTTTGACATTTCTTTGACGGTTGCTGCTTTTGAAGCACAAAGATTTATTGAAGCAAGAACAGAAGATAGAGTTCATGAGTTTTTACCTGTTATTAATGAGAAGAAGTTTGATTGTGAATTTACTCTTCGTAAGAATACGAGTAAGAAATATCCATTACAAAGAGATTATGTGATTCGCCTTCAAGGTATTATTGACCGTGTGTTTATTGAGAACGGGAAACTAATTCCCTTTGAATATAAGACAGGAGGTTGGAAAGAATCTAAGGCTTCCTCTATGCGTCAAGAAATGGCCTTTTATCAGTTGATGATTGAAAATGCACCCGAAGAAGTTTTAGAAAAACATGGTTTAACAAAAGACATGGAGGTTAGTCATTGGGGTTGGTATTATCCCGTTGCTAATCACATTACGGTTGAACCTGTTAAGAAAAGGTCAATGACGGCTCTTTTAGAAAACATGGCTAAGTTAGTATATACCTATGAACAAAAAGCATTTGAGGAAGTAGATTTCCCTACTTCTTTTTGGAGACAGACCTGTTCTGAATATTGTTCTTATTATGGTATTTGTCCTGCCGCACAAGAAGATGCTTGGTTATGATTAAAGGAGGTGAAAAAATGGTTGATTTAAAGAAAACAAGAGAAAATTTTAAGAGAGACACTAGGAGAGCATATAGACTGAGACAGGCTACTATGGAAAAAATAGGGGTCAATTCCTATGAAGATTTTTTGATTGAAGAACTCATCAAAAAACATTATGCTCAGTTCTCGCACATTGATTACGAAAAATTATTGGAGGCTCTTTTAGATGAAAGAATTAATTGAAAACAAAGTCCTGTCAAGAAATTGGACATTTAATGAGATTTCAAATCTTAATGATACAGTAGTATCTTTATCACAAGATATTTATTCAGAAATGACTCTCATTGAAAAATTTAAACTTGTCCAAGATTTGAGAATCAAAGAGGACTATGTGGGGGCATATTTTGAAGATGTTCTCAAACTTACTGTTATGACAGTATTAAATGGCGAAATCGCTATGGTAATGAAGCAATTATTGAATGGTGCAACAATTAGTTTTGGAGGTAATAATAATGAGATTTCCGAGGGAAGTATGGGCGGGAAGCCACATCAAGAACGCCCCACAAATGAAAAGAAAAGTCGTCTTAGCGAGGAATGATTATGCTAACTTTATTAATGCTCAAAATAACAGGACAAATGTCTATACTACGGTCTATGACTTTGAACATTTTTCGGAAAAAGCAAAAATAGAATCCTCTGTTATTATTGATAGAGTTTTTCTTGATTTTGATGCACACGAAAATGACTTAGATTTGGCTTGGAGGGATGTTAAAGTGGTAATGCAATTAGTCCATCAAAAAGATTATCTACATACTCTTTTCTTTTCAGGTCGTGGATTTCATTTGTTTTTATTTGGTAAGAGAACAAAGAATATGAGAAATGTTCAAACCTTTTTCCGAGAAATTAAGGCATACTTATCTTCAAAAGTAGGAAGCAAAAACAGTCTTGATGATAGGGTAGGACAAACAACAAGATTACGCCGTATTCCAAACACCGTGAATATGTCATCTTCGGATGAAAATGGTAATCCTTATTATTGCATACCCTTGACACGATTTGACCTTATGTGTGAACTTGAAGATATTCTTGAAATTGCGAAAGAGCCTCGCCTTATCCCCTTCAAAAAGGAGGGAAAAAACGAGGTGTTGTTTCCCGATGCACCCCCTATGGCGGCGATAGAGGGAGAGATTTCTGTTCCAAAAACAGTAGGAAAACTCCCAATGTTGCCCTGTTTGCATAATGCAGTAATGACGGAGAATCCTTCTCATATGTCAAGGGCTTACCTTGTTTCATGGTATCGTGATTTGATTTCGGGCTATCGTGATTTGGTTTCAGGACAACAAAAAATGCAAACACTTGAGTTAGTCGTTGAAGAACTTGAAAGAGTATTTGCTGATTCCGATTCTGTTTGGTTAGATTGGGATAAAAACGAAACGAGAAAACACGCAAGATTTACAGTATTCAATAACTACAATACTCCCCATTGTGATAAATTAATTAGTGAAGGATATTGTGTAGGTAAATGTTGGAGGTTTCCTGATGCTGATAATTGATTCAAGAGAAAAATCAAAACTAGCCAAACTAGTTATGCAGAAAGCAAAAGGATTACAGATTCCTTTTGAACAGCGTTGGATTGAGATTGGCGATTATGTTTATGATGATGTTTGTTTTGAAGCAAAATCCACGACTGATTTCTTAGGTTCAGTAATGTCAAAAAGATTATGGACTCAAGTTGATAATATGGATAGGCATTACAAAACAAATGTAGTAATTATTCATGGTAGTCTTGATGAAGCAATTATGAATGTTATTGAAAACTCTCCTAGTAAAATGCCTATCGGAGCAAGAAGTATTATGTTAAACAATAAGTTTCTTGGGGCAATAGGCAGACTTATTCTTGATACTGATATTAAACCAGTATGGGTAGAAACAGAAGAAGAGGCCGCACTTATTATCACAGCAGTTAGCAAAATGAAACCTATGACAAGAGATGTAATTGCACCTCAAGTGTTTAAAAGATTAACAACTGATGATTTAAGGCTTGATTTACTATCTAGCATTAAAGGTGTTTCAATAAAGAAAGCAAAAAAATTAATAAAAGAATTTGGCTCTATTATGGAAATAGGTGAATGTTCAGTATTTGAATTACAAGCCATTGAAGGTATCGGAGAAACCTTAGCCAAAAGAATTATCTCCACATTAAACTCAGAAGAGAAGGTGAAAATATGAATGAAGAATATGATGAAGAAGAATATATGGAATTGCTTGAAACTAATGCAGGTGTTTTTAGCGAAGCCTTACCAAGAATTGTTAGAGAGTTTCAATCATCAGCAGTTGAAGTATCACACTATAATGATATTCCTGCTGGTATTTGTTTTTTCAATATTTTAGGTCAAATCGTGAAAGATTTTATCACGATTCCTAATGGAAGAAACCACGAAGATACTAGAATACATTTTTGTTGGGTGCAAACTAGCGGAACTGGAAAATCTACAATGTGGAACTTTGTTGGGCCTGTTGCTGAAAAAACATTTTCTATGATTAATTCTAGCAACAAACACCCTCCGTTTGTTCGTAATAACTTACCTATGAACCGCATTTTCAATACTTTTGGCGTGACGGATTATACTGATTCTGTTCTTATTGGTGGCTATGATAAAGAAATGAATGATGATGATGAAGTTGAATTTGTGAGAAGACCTGGAGTTTTAGAAGGAAATGGGCTTGCTCATTGGGATGAGTTTGAATATTCTGGTATCTTTAAACAAAGCCAGCACAAAGAAAACTCAATTGTTTATCTAAATACTTTGATGAACTCATTAGCAGGTGAGTCTTGGATTATTTCTAAGGCTTTGACTTCCTTTGGTGGTATGATTATGGAATGTTTTTGTGAGCGTTCTGTTTTGGCTATGACTTATCCACCTAATAATCTAAACGATGTTATGGCTGAAAAGGGTGTTCTTCAAAGAATGCTTTTGTATGTTTGGGAAGTGCCTGAGTTTATTCAACATAAAATGCGCCTTGAGCAAATTGAAAAGGCTGGAACTATTGAAGAAGTAAATCAACCAATTGATAAATATGCAAATGCTATCTTTAAGATTTATGAACTTACTCAACAACGATTTAATGATGTAGGAGGCGACCCTCTCAAAACAATGCGCTATACTGAAGATTTCAACCAAGTGCTAAAGTTAGAATATGAAAGCATGAGAATGTATCTTCACAATACTCGCCCTGATGTTGCTAAAATTGCGGGTAATTTTACTACCCGTTTAATGAAGATTCTCTATAAAATGTCTGTTCTTTGTAGTGTGGCTTCTGCACCTTCAATTAAGAATAAAGACCAACAATTCGTTGTTACGGGGCATAATGTTCGTCAAGCGGCAACAATCGTCCGACAATGTTATATGACATTGGTAGATTGGCTAGAGCGAAGCCTCCGAGCGAAGCGCAAGAGCATAGCCGAAAACTCGCTTGAATCAGTCTTTATTGATGTTTATAACAAAATGAAGAAAGATGATGAAGGTTTCGTCAATAAAACAACACTCTTAACAGAAGTCCGAACTAAGGCCAAAAAATCAAGAGCGCAAGTGTATAGACATTTTGATGTGATTAGACACAAGTTTGAAGAACAAAAAGGGTCAAATAACAGGACTTATGTTAAGTTAATTAGGAGTGATGAAGAATGAAGTGGGAAAACACATACCTAGTGTTTCAAGTTGAGAAAGGGCCAAAAGTGATTATTGATACTTTAAACACTTATGGTGAAGATGGTTGGGAATGTTGTTCTCAATTAATCGTCGCAAATAAGCAGATTGTCTGCTTCTTAAAGCGAAGAACCGACCTTGAAGATGAGCCAAAGGTGAACAAGGAAGAAGAAAAAATTAGCAAACTTTGGTCTAGCGGTGAATGATATGTCAGTATTGGCTATTGACCTTGAAACCAAAAATATGTCTTATGACATTGGTGGATTTGGTAATACTCATATGTTTCAGGTTTCAACCGTAGCAACATGGGATGGTAATACAGGAACAGTTTATGTAGATGAATCCGTTGATTCATTTGCTAAGTCGGGTCATAATATCAAGCCCCTATCTGAACTTAAATATGATTTAGATAATCATTTTCAAAAGGGAGGACTATTGTTAGGACATAACATTAAGGCTTTTGATTTACCCGTTCTTCGGGACTCAATGGACATTTATTGCATTAATAAATACATCAAAGAAGAACAGTTTATTGATACTTCAAGAATCCTTATGAAAGAACATGGTGAAAGATTTCAATTAAAAAATCTTGTTAAATGCACTATGAATGATTCCAAATTAATGGAAAGTGCTGATGCACCTAGATTATGGAAAATGGGTCAATATGATGAAGTAGTTGAGTATTGTATGAAAGACACACAGTTAGTTTATGACCTTTGGAAATACGGACAGGATAATGGTATTGTTAAGGCTTTTTCTTTAGAACATGGAGAACACAAAGATTTGGAGGTGAGTTGGTAATGACGACTTGGGAATGGATTGGTTTGCTTTTCTTCTTAATCATCTTAATGCTTCTCTTCTTCGCAGCATTCGGTGGAACTAATATCACCGATGAAAGCGTTGAAGAATACATGAAGCGTTTGATGGGCGAAGAAAGCCGAAAGTGATTATATGGCTTTAAAACAAGAATGCTTCTATTGTCAAGAAAAGACAGTAGCAAGAAGACTTCTTGGTTTTTATGTCGGTTCAACAGAACAGATAAAATTATGGGAATGCCGAGCCTGTAAAGCCATTTGGTCGGAAAAAACAAATTGAGGGAGCGTATGCTCTCTCTCCTTTTTTTTTGGATTTTTTTCTATGGCCTATTTTAAATTCGCTTATTACTAATTTTGTTGGGCTAAATGAGAGCATTTTCGCATCTTAGAAAGGCGACCCCTTGCATTCAAAGGCTACAATCTCGGCCAATGAATGCAACGCAAAAGTTGATATTGTTGAGTCAAATGCTCACAATTTATAAGCCATCCATTCAGTCCCGCTTAAACAAATAACTTCCCAAATATCGCCAGCCGCCCCTGTTGGAGTAGTTTGTGATAAAATCTCATAGGCAGTAGTTAGAGGGGTTCTAGTATTATCTAACAATTGGTCGCCGCTTTGAACATCAATTGTTAAACTTCCTGTTCCAGTAACAGGAAGAATTAATCTATAAATTTGTCCAGTTCTTGCAGAAGAAGCAGAAGGCAAATTTAAAGTTAAGTTATTTCCTATGGGGTCTAACGAAGCAAGAATAATATAATCTTCATCTGTAATATCATAAGTATTAAATGGCGGAGGCGAAGCAGTTTGTTCAACTACATTCACAACTAAGCCTTTTGTTTTAGAAACACCATCTACATGAAGTTCTGCATCGGGAGACGCTACATTAATTCCGACACCATCTTGACTTCCATCAACAACTAACATATTGACATTATTATCAGATTCAACTCTAAAATCAACACTAGCCCCTGCTTCATTAAAAACAACATTTCCTGCAACACTTAATGAACCTGTTAAATCTATTGCTGATTCTGCTTCTACGGCATCAATGACTCTAGTTGTAGTATGATATAAATTAGTCCCTTCTGTTAAATCACTAGTGGTTTTTCCTGCAAAATCAGTATCAAAACTAGTATAAGCCGACAAATCAGCAATTTGTTGAGCAGTAGCAGTTTTGATAATATCAGAGTCATCCGTGTCTTGAAGAATAATTTTATCATCAGTAGCAGGAGTAGGAGTAACCGTTGGTAAGGTATCTAATTTGTAAAGTCCTGTCATAGTAATGCCGTTGTTATCACCCGTTAATTTACCTGCTTCTGTATAAGTTCCAGAATTATCATAAGCAATACTTAATGAGCGTGAAGAAGGACTATAAGTTAAATATTGAATCAAAAAAGCACTTGCTCCTGCATTTACATTTCCTAAAACAGCAATAACAGTATCTCCTGAATCAATATCTGCTACTGTGTCAATTCCTCCTGCTCTTACTGCAAGAGTAGTATTACTATTTGCTGGTATTACTAGCAAACTGTATGTTGTTCCTCCTGAATTACCAGCAATAGTAAAGGTATTGGGAGATAATGAAATAGTTTCTATTTTTCCTTCACGGCTAATCACTCCATCACTTACTGTTCCTGTATTATTACCAGTAGGAGTAATATTAAATCCACTAATAACATAGTTTCCAAGAATACCATGTGCTAAGGTTTTAATTAACCCAGTATGGGGAAAATCATTTCCATCTTGTATTTGCGTTGGGGTCGTGCCTGTTGTGCTTTGTCCGTAATAGTTTGGGTTATTTACCATGTCATTCCACCTCTAAAATAAGAAATAGTTCTAATGTTTCGCTTGTTGAAAAAGGGCCAACTCCTGAAAAATTTTGTCTAATTAACATATTATCTTCTCCTGTATAAACAGCAGTAATGTCTGCATTAGTATTAGCATCATCAAAAATACCTAGTTCTCGTATAACTTGTCCTTGGATAGTATTACCAGAAATGCTTAATTTAATTTCCATTATATTATTATTGGTTGAAACTGCTTTAACAACAGTCGCACCAGATAAAGGAGAATCTAAATCATTATTAATAGGATTAGTAGAATTTCCTCCAATTCCTACCTTTCCAGAACTTATAATACTCTGAATGTATTCAGCAATAACCTGTTTTCCTGCTTCTGTTATCATGTTAAATCAACCTCGGTAATATCAGTAATTGTAGTCGTTCCGCCGTTAAATCCAAGTGATTGTGAACCAGTATTTAGAGGTGTCGTAAAACCAAGTCCACCCCCACCCGAAGTAGTTGATTTGCGTATTTTAAGTTTTAGTGGCTTTAATTTAATAGTGTCTAAGAAATCATAAGATACTTCATCACTAGTTAAATCCTTACTTCTCAAAGAAGCACTTGTATTTCGGTTTGAAATTAAAATACCAGATAGAGTATCAGATAAATCTTTGCTATATCTCCCAAGTGTTAATTTAATAAAACCAGATAAATTATATTTCATTTCTAAAACTAAAAAAGTGCTCAAAGGAATATTTTCTTGAGGCAGTTCAACTTGAATAATATCTCCGACTTTTAATTGACTTATTCCCTTACTGTGCATTGTTAAAACTAATTTTTGATTTAGAGTAGAATGTATTCTTAATAATCTTGATGCTTCTTTATCTGTTTCTCCTTGAGTTAAAAGAGACTCATCTATTACATCAAATGATTTTCTTCCTCTCTTTTGAATAGATTTTAAATCCTTTCTAACTGATTTATGTTGCCTACCATAAACAGTAATTTCATTATAGTAATCAAAAAGAGTTGATACTTTTTCAAACTCACTAATAAGATAATCATCACTATCATTAATAAGAATATTAGTATAATAATCAGCATTTGTTTTTAATACTGCATTAAACACATTATCTTCTTCTATTAATTTCATGTTCTTTTTATTTAGAACAAAATTAATAGCACTAAACAAATCAACACCTTGATAATTGGGACTGAGATATAATGGGCTATCATCGTTTGAATCTAGGCTAAACGAAATCTCTTCATTCTCCATTAATTCATTAATAATATCTTTTCCTTCTAAACCAATATTTAACGATGTTCCGATACAGGCTCTTGTTGGAGAAATATTTAAAGTATTAACAGTAGTAATAGTAAAAGGCTCGCTAATACTAACAATACCATGTTGTTCTTTTATTTCAGAAAATTTTAAACCTATTTCTTTTTCAGTAGTATAATCTTTATTTTCAAAAACAGAAATAGATGAAGAATATTTATTATCCCCATCGCTTAGATACAATGAATGTTCTCCTTCGGGAAGAATATCTAAAAAGTTTTTTGCTTTTCTAATGACTAAATAATCTTCATTTGAACTTTGTTTATCTACATCAACTGCAACATACATTGACAAAAAGCCTTCTCTTCTTGGGCCATTTCCGTTATCACCTTTATATCCTTCTAAAATATCAATATCTTGATTTATGTCATACATTTTATTGTCATTTGGCATTTTAGTATATCCATGAGAAAGCATATTTAAAGTAATTTCATTGGGAGTAAAGTTATAAAAAGTAGTTTCGTTGGGTTTAAGTATTCTATAAGCAGTTGCATCAGTTAAGGTCTTATCTGTTATAATTATATGCTTTTTTGCATTAACTGGTGTCCCCAAAGAGTTTTTAGTTTGAATAGTAGTAGAATTGGCGACTTCGTGAGAAACAATATAAATTATTTCTTCGGGAATAACCCCATGCATAGAATTACCAGTATTTAATGATTCTGTTCCAGTAGTGATAGTTGTTTGAGTAATAGTGTTATAACCACTTTCCGAAACTAAATAGCAACCAGTTAAGTCTATCATATCTATCCAAGCATTCTGTGAAGCAAATACATCTAGTCCATATCTATATAAATCACCATTTGATGATTTAACAGTCACTACTGTTTCATGGTCGCCAGATTCAAACCAAAATCTTGGTTTTATTCCAAATCTTATTCCTGTTGCTTCATATGGGCCACTTCCCGAAGCAACTAAAGTATTTGCTGTTAAATCTGGATATTTGTATTGGACAAAATGTGTTCCGCTTTGTAAGGTTAAAAAATCAGTATAAAAAGAACCATCATCTGCTTGTTTAATAGCATCTCCCGATAATCCAACGGTTGTTCCTGTTTGAATGTCTATTGTATTTCCATCTTCAATGTTATAAGTATCTAAAATGACGGCAATCCCCTGTTTAAAAATATTTCCTGAACTTGCGAAATATTGATAAATTGGACGAGAAGGCATTTGTCTGATTGTAGAAGATAAAGAACTTTTAGTATTTGCATATAAAAATCTTATAGGCGTAGCAATAACATCCGAAGAAGAAAAAACTCCTGATAAAGTAGTTGAAAAATTATTACTATACCAATTATTACTAGTATCTGTTTGATAGTTTGCAGTAATAATTGCTCCTTTTTGAATATGAGGTGTCATTTGTTGCATAAAGGTATCATCTTTAGCACCTCTTGTGAAAATAGTTGTTTCATCATCTAAAACAAATAAATTACCACTTGTAAATGTTCCTTCTTCATTTAAATAGGCATCAGTTTGTAAAGTAATAACTGGATGGGAATAACTAGAAATAATACCTATAAATTGGTAATTACTATCATATAATTCTCCTGTTGGTGCGGGAGAAATAGCAGAACCAGTAATGTGTATTTCATCACTATTAGCACTTAATGTGCTAGCAATATCTATTGCTCTTGCTAAATCAGTAAATGTCCTTCCTTTAAAATCAGAAAATCCTTTAAGATAGTTTTCATTTTTAACCTTTCCTTTTTCAGGATTATATTGATTAAAATGAGTATCAAAACAAATTTCAGTTAATCTCATAATTCCAAATCTTTTAAGAGAAGATATTTCTCTTTCTGAATTAAAAGAAATAGTTTGAAAAGATTTATCACTTAAAGCCAATTTTTTACCTGAAGAAGTATTACTATAATTTAAACTCTCATCAATAATTTCTTTTTCTTGTAATAAAAATAAGTTGTAAGAATTAATTGTTTTATTACCATCCATCAAACTATCATTCCTTAAAGAAGAGTATGGAAGTAAATCAGAATTTAAATACATAAATAGGGTAGCCGAAGGAGTATTTAGTTGGTCTAAAGTAACCAAAAGAGAGTCAATTTCAGGAACAAATGCAGATGTTTTGTTAGGGTATTTATCTTCAGATGCAACATATTTTCTTATTCTTTGTAAGTTTTGAAATAAAGAACCAAGTGCGCTTCCAAAACCTCTCATATCTAAATCAGCATGAATATCATCACCTGTTCCAGTTGTATCGTAAAAGGTTTTATTATCGGAATTAATATTTGGTTTAAATTTATAAGCAATAGAAGAATATTTTAATTTAGAAGTATTTGGATAAGTTTGGAAACTAGAATATTGGGAAACCCTTTTTTTCCTAGTCAGATTAAAACTTCCTTTAGATTTACTCATTAGCCTATAATAAGGTTGTCCGTATTTTTTACTAATATCAGTATTATCTAAATCCCAACAATTTGTATAATTTAAAGGAACTGCTCCAGAAGAAGTGATTTTGGGATGAGGAATTGTTAAAATTTTACTGTTCCATAAATGCGCCCCATTAACAAAAAATAAATCATGCGTGTCTTTATCAGCCTTAAATATTTTATATATACTTAAATTATATGTAAAATCTCTATCTAAATATACTAAATTATTATTGTTTGCCGTTCCTCTTTTCATGCTAAGAATAACAACATATCCTGCAAAAACTGCACTTTCTGTATCTTCTCCAACAAAAACGGCATCCCCTACATTTAGATTTTTAATACCATCACTTGTTGCCTCTAAGATATTATTTCTAGTATTATTTGCTCCGCCAACAGTTGTCAAATCGGCAATTTCTGTTAAAGTATAACTTTCACTATTTTCAAAATTAGCAATTTTTCTTCCTAAAGTAATAGGAATATATGGGGCTAAGGTAATTTCTGAAAGATTTTCATTGTTATTTACTGAAACAATTTCAAAGTCTATTAAGGTATTAATTGTATCTAAGTCAGTATTTGAAAGTCTAGTTTGAAATTTATAGTCATTGTCAATAGAAGAAGGATATAAAATATCATATCCTATTGCTTCAGTATTTGTAGAATTAGAAGTATTAGGTAATTCAGTAGTTTCGGAAGAGCCTGTTAAACTTTTCCCTGAAGTAAAAATAATTCCTTTATTAGCAGAGCCAGTTAAACTAGTAGGATTTAAAGAATTATATTGAGAAGAAGATAATGCTTTATTTAAAATATAGTTCTTTTCTGTCTCAACATATATTTTTTCGGAATAAACTTGACTTAATGCTCCTCTAGTTAAAGTAATAGTCAAAGGGTCGCCAGTAGCAGTTAAAATTTCTCCAATATATCCATTAGCAGTAAATAGTTTATTTCCTGCAACGGGCAAAATATCAAAGTCAGCAACATTTACTCCTGTTGCTAGACTAGTATCTCCAATATCAAGAGAAAAGTTGGTTGAATCAATTTGTGATAATTTATTATATGGGCTGTTAGAAGAATAAATAACATCTTGACTAAACAGAATATTTCTGTTAATAATCGGAGAAAGCAACTTATTAAACTTATCTCTTCCTTGGATTTTCATAATAGTTTGTCCATCTTCTTTAGTGGACTCTATGTTTTCAACTTCACCATTAAATCTTTCAACAAACAAATAATACTGCCCTGTCAAATAATTTAACGCAGAATCATTATAAGAGTCTTTTGAATAGGATAAAGTAATCATATTTTTAGTTGCATCACAAGCAGTAATATCTGCAAAAATACCATTAAAGTTCAATGCGCTAAATGCAATATACATCTTGCTAAACCTTCCATTAAGCAAGGAAATATCAAGCATAAGTGTCCTGTCTTTTGCGTTATATGCTCGCCTGTAAAGGACGGCATCGGTTGATGGTGAAACGCTAACAGATGCAAAAAGAGCATCGGTGGGGAGTCTCGCAACAGACTCAAAGACGATGTTCTGAGTGTTGTTGCTGAACCCACCAAACGAAGAAACAAGCATGATGTAATCATCTATTTTAACTTCATCTCCTGTGTTTAATACTGTTTGTAGGTCATAGTCACAATAGAAGTCAAAAGCATTCGTGCTAGTAGTTTGTTTGTATTTTGCTTTGAGAGGATAAAATGTATCTAAATCTCCTTGATGTATATTATCTCTAACCCTATATTCATAAAATTCTTCAATTTTCTTAGGTAAAATTCTAGCATTGTCTATAATACTAGTTTCTGAAAAGCCAGCCTTTCCATCAATTGATTCTGTATTTATATGGTCATATACATGATAAACCAAGTTTGCCTTTAATGGAGAAAAATCATAATGTAAATATCTTTGTGGGCCAGTATGTTCTTGATAACCAGCAATATAATCATCTTGTTCTCTTCTAGCGTTAGGAAACATTTTGTTATATAAATTAGAAGTAGCAGTAATAGTATTACCTTCATTAGTGGTAATAGACCCAGTAGTAGTATCATCTAAATCTCTTAATTTATCAGTAAAAGAAACAAAATGAGAGTATTTACTATAATCTTTAATAACTTCTCCAAAGTCTTGGACTGTTCTAAATACAACTGCATTTGTTGTATTAAATGTAAAAGAACCAGCATTACCAAATCTTTGCATAGCATAATATTTGGTATTGTGATTTAGTTCATCGGGCTTATCTAACAAATCATTAAAAAAGTAAAATAAAGGCCTTGAACAATTTAAATTATTTGCTAAATCTAAACTAAGACTATTTTGCAGTATTCCTCCCGAAAATGCTAAAATAGTTGGGCCAGTTTTATAGTGGCCTTGAATAATCATAAATTTTGTATTTTTAGGAATTTCATTTCCTAGTTTTGGTTCAAATTCAAAAGCATCTCCTTCTTCATCTTCTGTAATAACTTCTGTTATTCTTGCGAAGTGGTGTTTAGTGTCATCATCTGAATAAATTAAAACAAAATAATAATAAAGGTCAAATGAATAAGTTGGTGTATCAAATTGTATTCCTTCTTGTGTAAGTGCATCATAACATTTTATTCTAAAACCTTTTGTGGTTTGTAAATTAGAATATTCTGCTTCTACTCCCTTATAATATCTAGGAATAAAAACATCTCCATCGTCTGCACCAATAGCAGTAAATATTCTATTATTATTCAATGCTCCTAGACTATCACTAAAAACAGGATTTGTTGGGGCATTTGCTGTGTCGCTTAAATCAACAGTCATAAGTCCACCTCCTCAAATCGTAAATATAATACAGTATTATCATAATTAGGTAATAAATTACTTACTCCATTAAATTCATTTTTCTTAATGTTTAAGATAGCAAGTTCATGCAATTCTCCCATGAATTGATTGTTGGTCTGTGCTGAACCTGCGCCCGTTGAACCTGTTCCGTTTGCTCCTATGTAAAAATCTTCCTCCGCTAAAGAAAAAGAACCCGAACCAGAATACTTCTGTTGTAGTATTTTATTACCATTAAAAAACAAAGAAATGCTTTTATTCTGTTCTGAATAAGTGCAAGCAATATGATATAAATTATTGATATAGTTTGGTTCTTGTTCTGCTTTTACGAAAATAAAATCACTTGTTGTCAAGGTAATGCTTGGAGTGCTGGTTAAAACAATATCACTTGCATTTGCTTGATTAACAGTTCCTAAAGAAATAAAGTCTTTTCCTTGTTTGGTAAATACTTCAATTTTATCCCCGCCAAACAAATAATTACTTGCACCCGCTAACCCTATTGTTGAACCGCTAACGCTTGTAATAATTCCCAATTGTCTATATTTAGTTTTATTTGTTGAATCATATGTTCTAATATCATTCCCACTATTATAGTTATATTGAAAACCCCAATTAGGATAGATGATTTCATCGCTTGTAAAATACTCCATAGGGTCAGTTCCTAATTTAATTCCTACTTTTAATTTATATCTGGCTGGACTATTTTCATTGTGTAGAGTGTTATTTAGCAAACTGATTTGTAAATCACTACTATGAAATATTCTCATTTCGTGGGAGTATCTATTATTTCTTGAAAGATATAATTCGCTTTCATGGTCATTTTCAGTTGAAGCATCATAAATAGATTGCTCTAATCCAGAGTTTATTTTTTTACTGTTTGACACATAACCGTTTCCATCAGTATGATTTTCTTTTCTTAAGTTTCCATTAACACTAGAAGTAGGAGCATATAAATCTCCATTACTGCTATGTGTTCCAAAACCATTTATTTCATAGGGAGTAAAAATACACTCAAAAGTAAAATCTCCAGTTAAATCCCAAAGACCATAAGTAATATCAGCAGAAGAATCAACAATGTTTTTAGAGTAGTCAATTGTTAAAAAACCATTACACATAACTGGAAATACCAGCGAGCGTTGTTTTCCGACAAAAATAGAATACGCCATAAAATCAGCCCAATACACTCGCAATAGTAAAATCTAGAGTAAATTCAACTTCTAAAGTTTCTCCACTAAAAGTAAAACCAAAACTAGAAATAAATCCTCTTAAGCCCTTGTATTTTCCAACGCTTACATCGGCAGTAGTAGGGAAAGAAAAAGGTAAAACCACATTTTTATTATCTAAACTCAACGCAGCACCTCTAGCATGGAAGGTAAATGGAATATTTCTTTCAGCAACTTCGTTATAATCTTCATCAACTGTTGAAGGCATTAAAATCACTAATTCATCAATGGCTTGGTATCTTGCTAAACCTGTTGAATCTACACCCGAAGCAATCATTTGAGCAACTTCATGGGCAGTAAAATTAATTGCTGTGCTTCCGCTATGGCTTCTCTTAAGTTCCATAGGTAAAATAAAACCACTTAATGAAACTCTTTTATTTGACATTCCTAAATCTAAAGCAGCAGTAACCGATTCGCCTGTAAATAAACCACTAAGAGGAACTGGGATATTAGGAATTGTTTTATCAACTGAAAAATTAGCCGACACTACTCTTAAAGGAAATGTATCTACATCTATACTCGTTTCATCGTCAAATTGTGCTAGTTTAAGATAAGCATAATAATCGGGCATTAATATCACCTCAATGTGCTGGAAGATGTGCTTCTGTTAATTTTAGCAGAAATGTCTCTTCCTATCATATCTGCTATTCTTCTCATTTCTGATTGTGAGGTATCTTTTGCATTTACAGTAATATTGAAATTATTTACTACATTTTGTGTTTTTCCTCCAACCATAGCCTTAGAATCCTTATTGCTAAATACCGTTGCACCTTTCGGGAGATTAACTAATTCTGGCCCTTCTTCACCAACAACAGCCATTCCTCCTTGAGAAGTCCCTCCATCTGCAAAGAAATCAAAACCAAACATCTTTTTCATTTTTCTTACTAACCATTTTCCGACCTTAAACATGACTAAACCAATAACTGCCGCTAACCAAA